ATCTGGTTTATATGCTTTGTTTATTCCAATGGAATGGAACTTTGAAGGATTTATTGATGAATATGGACGACCTGTCTTCACTACTCCAGGACGAGATGTTCATGGACCAGACGGTGAACTAATAGATATAGGTGTTATTGATCACTGGGAAAACGAAGTAGATGGGCTAAAAGACGATCAAGACGCTTTAAATGAATTTTACCGTCAGTTTCCAAGAACTACAGAACACGCGTTTAGAGATGAAACTAAAAACAGCTTGTTCAACTTAACTAAAATATACGAGCAGATAGACTATAACGAAGGTATAAAAAGCTCAGCAGCTATCACAAGCGGATCGTTTCAATGGGCTAACGGTGTTAAAGATTCTTACGTAGTTTTTAACCCAGACCCTAGCGGTAGATTTAAAGTAAGCTGGGTTCCAGATAGAAATTTGCAAAATAGAGTGATACTTAAAAATGGAGTAAAATATCCTGGAAATGAACACATGGGCGCTTTTGGCTGCGATAGCTATGATATTAGTGGTACTGTTGATGGTAGAGGATCCAACGGATCTCTTCATGGACTAACCAAGTTTAGTATGGAGTCAGCGCCAGCTAACACGTTTTTTCTTGAGTATATTGCTAGACCACAAACCGCCGAAATATTTTTTGAGGATATATTGATGGCCTGCATATTTTACGGCATGCCAATACTAGCGGAGAATAACAAACCAAGACTACTGTATCACTTTAAGCGAAGAGGCTATAGAGGATTTAGTATGAATAGACCAGATAAAGTTTGGAATAAACTTAGTGTTACTGAAAAAGAAATAGGTGGTATACCTAACTCTAGCGAGGATATAAAACAGGCTCACGCCGCGGCGATTGAGATGTACATTAACGATCACGTTGGACATTTAGGCGATGGTGTTTACGGCACAACCTACTTTAACGAAACATTAAATGACTGGGCTAGATTTGATATAAATAAAAGAACAAAACACGATGCTTCGATAAGCTCAGGTTTAGCAATAATGGCATGCAATAGACATTTATACAAGCCAAGAGCAGACAGGCAGGTGAGCAAGGTCAACGTGAGCATGGCGAGATATAGTAACGACGGATATTCGTCTAAAATAATTAAAAATTAAATATGGCTGATTCAGTTGTAAAAAGTTATTTTCCAAGTCAAGTTGTTAGCGATATAGAAAAAGTATCGTACGACTACGGCATGAAAGTCGCTAAAGCTATAGAGCAAGAGTGGTTTAATGATGGTGGTACCAACAGGTATTTAAACAATCAAAACAACTTTCACAAACTAAGATTATACGCTAGAGGCGAGCAGTCTATACAAAAGTATAAAGATGAGTTATCTATAAACGGTGATTTAAGCTACTTAAACCTAGACTGGAAGCCTGTACCTATTATACCTAAGTTTGTAGACATAGTGGTTAACGGTATCGCGGAAAGAACTTACGACATAAAAGCTTACTCTCAAGATCCCTTTGGCGTTCAACAGAGAACAGAATACATGCAGGCTATTATGGCTGACATGAATACAAAGGAAGTTGATGACTTTATAGAACAAGCTTTTGGTGTTAACACGAGAAACTTCGACCCAGAGCAACTGCCAGGCTCTCCTGAGGAACTACAACTTCACATGCAGCTTGATTACAAGCAAGCTATAGAGCTAGCTGAAGAACAGGCTTTAAATGTTTTAATGGAAGGCAATAGGTACGAGCTTACTAAAAAAAGATTTTATTACGATTTAACAGTGTTGGGTATTGGTGCTGTAAAAACTTGCTACAACACGTCTGAAGGTATTACAATAGACTATGTTGATCCAGAAAACCTAGTATACTCTTATACTGACTCACCTTACTTTGACGACGTGTATTACGTTGGTGAAGTTAAGATGATACCTATTAATGAGCTAGCTAAACAATTCCCGCATTTAACACAAGAGGATTTAAAAGAAATATCTGACTCAGCATCTGTTAGCGATGGTAGATACAATACTAGAACTTCTAATAGAAGCAAAGACCACGACAGGAATCAAGTTGCCGTGCTCTACTTCAACTACAAAACCTATATGAATGAGGTTTATAAAGTTAAAGAAACTGGATCTGGGTCTGAAAGAGCTATAGAAAAAGATGACACGTTTAATCCTCCTGAAGATATGGAGGCAAACTTTAGCAAGGTTAGCAAGTCTGTAGAAGTATTGTACGAAGGCGCTAAGGTATTAGGTACAGAAAAGCTACTTAAGTGGGAGCTGTCTAAAAATATGATGCGACCTAAAAGTGATTACACTAAGGTTAAGATGAATTATTCTATAGTAGCTCCTAGGATGTACAACGGTAGAATAGAATCTTTAGTTGGGCGTATTACAGGGTTTGCTGACATGATACAGCTAACGCATTTGAAGCTGCAGCAAGTAATGTCGCGCATGATACCTGATGGTATATACCTTGACGCTGATGGTTTGGCAGAAATAGATTTAGGTAACGGCACAAACTATAATCCACAAGAAGCTTTAAACATGTTCTTCCAAACAGGTTCTGTTATTGGTAGATCGATGACTGCTGATGGCGATATGAATCCAGGCCGTATTCCAATACAAGAAATATCTAGTGGTAGCGGCGGAGCTAAAATGCAAAGCTTAATAGGCACATACAACTATTATCTGCAGATGATACGTGACACGACCGGGCTTAATGAAGCTAGAGATGGTAGTACGCCAGACAAAAACGCTTTGGTTGGTATACAAAAAATGGCAGCCGCTAATTCAAATACAGCAACAAGACATATACTACAGGCTGGTTTATTTTTAACAGCTGAGGTTGCTGAGCAGCTATCTTTAAGAGTTTCAGATGTCATAGAGTATTCACCTACTAAAGATGCATTTATCCAAGCTATAGGCGCTCATAACGTGGCTACACTTGAAGAGATGTCAGAGCTACATTTATACGACTTTGGTATATTTATAGAGCTTGCTCCAGATGACGAAGAAAAACAAATGCTTGAAAATAATATACAAGTGGCATTAGCTCAAAAAAATATAGATCTTGAAGACGCTATAGACTTAAGAGACATCAAGAATGTGAAGCTGGCTAATCAGTTATTGAAGATAAGAAGAAAAGAAAAAGAAAAGAAAGATAGACAGATACAGCAGCAAAACATACAGATGCAAAGCCAAGCTAACGCTCAAGCTGCTCAAGTAGCTGCTCAAACAGAGATACAAAAAGAACAAGTGCTTTCTCAGAGTAAAGCTCAGTTAGAACAAGTTAAATCTCAATTAGACCTGCAGAAGCTACAGCAAGAGGCTGCTATTAAAAAAGAGCTTATGCAATTAGAGTTTCAAATGAACATGCAGCTTAAGCAGATGGATGTTGAGTCTTTAAAAAATAGAGAATCACAGAAAGAGGATAGAAAAGATGAAAGAACTAAAATACAAGCCTCACAGCAAAGTGAGCTTATAGATCAAAGAAAGACAGGTGGTTCGCCTAAAAAATTCGAGTCGTCAGGTAATGATATACTTGGTGGGCTTGACCTAGGTGGATTTGGTCCTAGATAATTATTAATTTATATTTTATATTATGGAAGAAGTTAAGAACGAGTACAATGATGATGGCGACATCAAGATTGACTTAAATAAACCAATTGAAAGTGAAACCGCAGAGGAAACAACAGAAGTTACAGATGGCTCAACTGACGACGCAGGAGTGGTTGGAAGCGATGAAAGTGCCAACGCCACACCGGAACAAGAAGAAGTACAACCGGAAGCCGAAGCACAAGACGCAGTACTAGAGGAAGTAACGGGCGAAGAGCCGGTACAAGAAGAGGCTGAAGAGTTAGTCGAAGAAGTTGAAGAGGCCTTAGCAGAAGCAAAAGCTACGGGTGAGCCTTTACCAGACAACGTTAAGAAGCTAATTGACTTCATGAACGAAACTGGTGGAACACTAGAAGATTATGTTAGCTTAAATAAAGACGTAAAGTCTTTAGATAATTTAACAGCTCTTCAAGAGTATTATAAGAAAACAAAGCCGCATTTGACGGCTGAAGAAATAAGCTTTATGATGGACGATCAATTTAGCTACGATGAAGAAGTAGATGATGAGATCGAAATAAAGCGTAAAAAACTAGCACTAAAAGAGCAAGTTGCCAGTGCAAAGGCCTACTTAGACGGGCAAAAGTCTAAATATTATGAGGAAATTAAAGCTGGTTCTAGACTAACGCCTGAGGCGCAAAAGGCTATGGACTTCTTTAATAGATACAACAAGGAGTCAGAGGAAGCTAGCAAAATAGCGGATAAAGCTAAATCTACATTTCTACAGAAGACTGATAAAGTCTTTAACGACAAGTTCAAAGGTTTTGAATATAACGTCGGAGACAAGAAGTATAGATTTAACGTGAAAAATGCTGATGAGGTTAAAAATAACCAAAGCGACATTAACAACTTTGTCAAAAAGTTTTTGAACGAAGATAATACGATGTCAGACGCTAAAGGTTACCATAAGTCTCTGTTTACAGCAATGAATCCAGACGCTGTTGCTAAGCACTTTTATGAACAAGGCCGAGCAGATGCTATCAAGGATAGTGTCGCAAAAAGTAAAAACGTAAATATGGACCCAAGGCAAAGCCACGGTGAAGTAAAGGTCGGCGGAACAAAGTTCAAAGTACTTAGCGGTGATTCTTCTAATGATTTCAAAGTTAGAATGAAAAAAAAGTAATTAACTTTAAAATTTAACAATTATGATTGATGGTGCAAGTAATTTAGTACCCGCTCCAAGTAAAGGAACTCCTTTAGCAGGCGCGTACATAGATTTTCAGACTGCGACATGGGCGCAGCAATATTTACCAGACTTAATCGAGTCTGAAGCTGAGGTTTTTGGAAACAGAACTATCTCAGGGTTTTTATCTCAAGTAGGTGCTGAAGAGGCGATGAGCGCTGACCAAGTCGTTTGGTCTGAGCAAGGTCGTTTACATTTATCTTACGAAGCTACTGCTGGAGCTTCAGGAGTAATGACCGTAACAAAAGATGCTGACGGAAAAGATCAGACTACTTTAGGGCACGGTGTTAGAGTAGGTGATATGGTTTTATTAGCTACTTCTTCAGCTACGTTCAGATGTTATTGCTCTGCAATTGGAACTCAAGCTGACGCTGCTAACAATACTTTTACTCTACTTGCTTACGATAGTACAGCTACTCTTCCGACTAGTGGTACTGTTAAAGCTTTAGTTTTTGGTTCTGAATACGTTAAAGGATCTGTAGGTCGCGAAACAGTTAACGAGCCAGGATTTAAGTCTTACACTAACAACCCTATTATCATTAAAGATAAGTACCAGGTTTCAGGATCTGACGCTTCTCAAATTGGTTGGGTTGAAATTTCAGGTGAAGAAGGTCAAAGTGGATACTTGTGGTACCTGAAAGCTGAGGGTGATACTCGTGCTCGTTTCGGCGATTACTTAGAGATGACTTTAGTTGAAGCTGAAAAGAACACTAATAGTATCGCTTCTGTTCAAACTGGCGCTGCTGGTGATCTAAAAGGTACTGAAGGTTTATTCGCTGCTATTGACGCAAGAGGTAATAAAGCTTCTGGTGTCACTGGTGTTAATGCTGCTACTGATTTAGCTGAATTTGACGCTATCTTAGCTGAGTTTGATAAGAACGGTGCTATTGAAGAAAACATGATGTTCTTGAATAGAGAGACTTCTCTAGCTATTGACGACATGTTAGCTTCTATGAATTCTTACGGTGCGGGTGGTACTTCTTACGGAGTATTCAACAACTCTGAAGATATGGCGTTAAATTTAGGTTTTTCTGGATTCCGTAGAGGATCTTACGACTTTTATAAGTCTGACTGGAAATATCTAAACGATCAGTCAACTAGAGGTATTATCAACGGTATGGATACTGTAGGTGCTATCAGAGGTCTTATGATCCCTGCTGGTGTATCAACTGTATACGATCAAGGTTTAGGAAAGAACATCAAGCGTCCTTTCTTACACGTTCGTTACCGTGCTTCTCAAACTGAAAGCAGAAAGTACAAAACTTGGATCACTGATTCAGTAGGTGCTGTAACTTCAGACTTAGATGCGATGACAGTTAACTATCTATCAGAAAGATGTTTAGTAGTACAAGGTGCTAACAACTTCATGATGTTTAACTAAGATTATATTAAGGTCGAGGGCTTCGGTCCTCGATCTTTTTTTTTATTAACTATTATTATATTTTATTATGGCAAAAAAGAAACAAGAAAAAGTGGTAGAGGTAGAACAACCTCAAGCTAAAGAAAAGGTGGCTGTAGAAGCTCCAAAAAAGATTGATAAAAAACCTAAGTGGGAGGTTAAGGATAGAATGTACTATCTTAAAAACAATTTAACCCCACTAAGCTACTCTATAAGAGCTGCAAACATACACTGGTTTGATGAAGAGAAAGGCTATGAAAGAGAACTTAAAAGCACTTCAAACCAAAGAACAGTTTTTGTAGACGAAATGGTTGGTGATCAAAGATTAGAGCATATTATATTTAGAGACGGATCTTTGTTCGTACCTAAAAATAAAGTTGTATTACAAAAACTTTTATCTTTATACCACCCGCATAGAAACGTGCTGTTTGAAGAGTACAAGCCAGTTCAAGAAGCTGCAGAAGATATTGACTTCTTAGAGATGGAAATCGAAGCTTTAACAACAGCGCAGTCTTTGGACATTGACATGGCTGAAGCTATAATGCGTGTAGAAATAGGCTCTAAAGTATCAGAGTTGAGTTCTAAGGAGTTGAAAAGAGATTTACTACTATACGCTAGAAGAAATCCATCTCTGTTCTTAGAGTTAGTTAACGACGATAACGTTCAATTAAGAAACTTTGGAATCAAAGCTACTGAAATGGGTATTATTAAGTTATCATCAGATCAGCGAACGTTTATGTGGGCTACTAATGATAGGAAGTTATGCACGGTTCCTTTCGACGAACACCCTTACTCTGCTTTAGCCGCCTGGTTTAAAACAGACGAAGGTATGGAGGTATACTCTACTGTTGAAAAGAAATTAAACTAAGTGATTATTAATAGAAGTTGGGTCACCTAGAAAGGTGGCTCAACATCTATAACAAAACATAAAGATGGCAGTAAGTATAGACACGGTATATCAAAGAGTTTTAGCAATAGCTAACAAAGAGCAAAGAGGCTACATAACACCTCAAGAGTTCAACTTATTCGCCAATCAAGCTCAGACAGAAGTATTTGAGCAATATTTTTATGATTTAAGCCAGTTTCAAAGAGCTCACGGAAACAGCACTGAATACGCTGATATTATAAGAATAATAGAAGACAAAATATCAAACTTTGAGTTTACGGGTAGATCTCAAGCTTTAGCTTTAGACTCGCCTGGCTACTTAGCTACATACGACCCTAATGTTATTACAAACGGAACTTTTGATTCCAACGTAGCGTCTTGGGCGTTTAGCGGAAACGGCACTCAATCTTTTGACACGGTTAATCAATCGCTAAAGTTAACAAACAACGCGGCCGGCGACGATATGCTCAGCTCTCAAGTTGTTGCAACCACTCCTGGCGCTCTTTACAAGGTTAAATGCTATATAAACGCAGGATCTTTAAATACCAGCGGAACTAACTCTGCGGCTAGAGCGTATTTCACCTTTGGCGCTTCCACAAGTCAGCTAATTGCACCAGGGTTTTTGTCTACCATAGAAAAGCATTTTACAGCAACTTCTTCTACAACAACCATATCTCTGAAGGTTGACGCTGTTGGTAACACAAGCGACTTTGCTCTTTTTGACAACGTTGAAGTAAGAAAAGCGAACAGTAGATCTGTTAACCTGATTAGTTCTACTCCTGAAGGAATTTATAGATTAGGTACTATTATGCACCACGACATAGCTTCTGACAAGTTTATAGACTTAGATTTAGTCTCAGCTAAAGACATGGTTCACGTGTACTCATCGCCTTTGACTAGACCTACCGCATCTAGACCAGCTTACGTTAAGGGCTCTGGAAACAAAATATCAATATATCCATCTTCTATTAACACTTCTGACTTATACTACAACTACGTAGCTAAGCCAAAAAAGTGCAACTGGGGTTATAATATATTGAACGAAAAAGCTATGTATGATAGCGCAAAAAGTGTAAACTTTGATTTACATGAGTCAGAGCAATCTAATTTAATAAATAAAATACTAGAACTAGCCGGCATATCTATGCAAAGACCTGATCTTCAGCAAAGCGCCTCAGCTAGAGACAATAAAGAAATACAACAGCAAAAATCATAATAAATGGGACTGATAAATGAAACTGGTAGTGCGTATTATTCTGGTAGCAACTTAGGTGGTTATCAGTTTACATCTTTAGGTGATATTATAAGCCAATTTATTATTGCTTACGTAGGTGAAGACAAGTTAATTTCTAAGATTAAAAAAACAGATGTAGTTTTTCATGCTCAAAGAGCACTTCAAGAGCTTAGCTTCGATACTTTTAAGTCTACAAAAGCATACGAGATACAAGTGCCTCAAACATTACAAATGGCCCTTCCGCAAGACTACGTTAATTACGTAAAGTTAACTTGGGTCGATGCCTCAGGTATAGAGCATGTTATATACCCAGCTGCAAAATCTAGCAATCCTAGAAAAATAACTCAAGACTCTTCTGGAGATTACACCTTTAGTGGTGAAGAAATACAGACTTCAGACTCTGACACTTGGAGTAAGTTCAAGTCCGCGACTTTAGCAGAAGACAGTCTTCACGACCATGATTATGACGACACTTTTGACGAAGAAAACTTTGGAGCTAGATACGGGCTAGATCCTCAGTACGCGCAAATTAATGGTTCTTTTTATATAGACGAATTAAAAGGTAATATACACTTTGGCTCTTCGTTAGCCGGCGCTACTATAACGTTAAAATACATAAGTGACAGCTTAGGTACGGAGGAAGAAATGCAAGTCCATAAGTTTGCAGAAGAAGCAATGTACAAGTGTATAGCATACGCTATAATTTCAACGCGCGCTAATATGCCAGAGTACGTGGTACAGAGGTTTAAAAAAGAGGCTAGAGCCTCTAAGCGTCAAGCTAAATTAAGGTTGTCGAACATTAAGCTAGAAGAAATAACACAGATACTTAGAGGTAAATCAAAACAAATAAAGCATTAGTATGGCTGAACTTAAAAGAAACTTTCTAAAAAGTCGAATGAATAAAGACCTTGACGAAAGGTTGATTTCTAATGGGGAGTACAGAGATGCCACTAATATAGAAATAACCACATCGGAAAGCTCACAGACTGGAACTGTTCAAACTCTTAGCGGTAACACTAAGTGGGAAGGCAATATAAATAAAGGCTCTCAAAACAATATATTACCATCTAGCAGCTACACTTCAGCGCAAACTGTTGGCTATTACAACGACAACGAAAACAACGCTATATATAACTTTGTAGCAGGAGCTTCTGACTTAAAAATAGATGAGGTAGCCACTGACTTCTATAACTACACGGGCGTAAAGTCGGACTTAATAGAGCAGATAACACCCCATAAGACTGACCCTTCGTCTACAGTAACTAAAGTAGTGTTTAACGATGTGTACGAGGTTAGATTAATTCCTAAACAAAACTCTATAACAAACGAAACAATAATAGGTGTATCTACGAGGCAATGCTATCTACCTTCAACTAACGACTTTTTTAGAAGCGCTAGCGGGATAAGAGTTGGAATGAGAGTTCAGCTAATAGCGTACGACGGAACTGACGCCTGGGGAGCTAACAATAAAATATACGTAACAGGTATAAATATAAGTGAAGCTGGAGTTGCTTCTATATCTATAACGCCTGTTGTTGGCGTTACTACAGCTTATACAGCAACCAATAGAGCCGAAGGCTTAGTGCTTAAATTTTCAGCCCCTAGAATATTAAACTTTAAAAAAGGTTCTTCTAAAGAGCTAGAGGATAACGTTGACGGCGGAAAGGTAACATTCACGCCTAATAATTCTTACATAAGCGCTGTAAACGTTATTGATGATTTTTTATTTTGGACAGACGGTAGAAACGAGCCTAAAAAAATAAACATAAAGCGCTCTATAGCTGGAAGTTCAATGAAAGAGAAGGCAGGCTTAGGTCCAATCACGCCTATAAGTACAGCGTCGGCACTACCACACACCAGGTTAGTTGTTGAAGCAGAAGGCAAGATGCTAGCTTTAACTTACGCTAAAGAAGAGCATATAACTGTAATTAGACCTAACCCTAACTGCTCTATGAAGGCAGTTGGTACAGTTGCTGGACTAGAAAGCCTACCCATAAACGTACCTATATATGGTAGAACACCAGGCTCTGATGAACTATTTGGGCCGTTCGCCTTTTCGAGTAACTCTAACGTTCTTTTTACTTCAGAAGAAGATATAGAAATAAAACCTCAAATAAGCTTGGTTAACGAATGGGTGCTGGGCACTCAGATAAGACTTACCGGTCAAACATCAAGCTCTGTAATAGTAGTAAAAGTAAATTCTATTTCTGAAGACTCTGATGGGGAAACGTACTATACCGTGTCTATTCAAGGGGAGATTCCAGAAGGGTATTTAGGCACCACTGCCGACGAGGTGTGGCTCGGCCAACAGTTGCCTAAAGAAAACTTATACACAGATGATTTTATTAGATTTGCGTATAGATATAAGTACGCTGACGGAGAGTACTCTTGTATTTCTCCGTACACTCAGCCCGTTTTCTTACCTGGAAACTACTCCTACAGTCCTAAGGATGGATTTAACATTGGAATGGAGAATACTTTAGATAAAATAGATTTAAGCCAATTTGTCAATCCAGATATTCCTTACGACGTGGTTGAAGTTGAGCTTCTTTTCAAAAGTCAAAAGTCTGACAACGTCTACGCTTTCACGGACTTCAAACTAAAGCATAACATTATAGCGCAACAGCAGATTGATGGTACACAAAATTACGAACCACAAATAAACGACAATTATTCTATATCTGAAAAGCTATTTGGGTACACTTTACCCTCAGATCAGCTTACTAGAAACTTTGATGCTGTGCCTAGAAAATCTGTAGCTCAGGAAATAATGGCGAACAGGCTAATGTACGCTAACTACACACAAGATTACAATCTGATAGACGAGGCTGACAATACGGTAAAATTAGAATTAAACACTCAAACAACACCGAGGGTCGTAAACTACGGATCAGGATTTAACTCTGTAGATATACTAATGGCTTCTCAAACAGCTGGAGATATAGTAAATTACACATCGGCAGGGGTTGCCGGAATATATACTACTCAAAACGTAGAAATGGGTAGTGAATACGATCCAGGTAATAATTTTAGCGAAGGGGCGAGCTACAGCGTTTACACAGCGCCTACTACGGGTTATTACACAATAGCTGCTTCCGCTAGAGTTTCAGGCTACCATAGAGATGGAACTCCTGGGCAAGTTTCCTACTATTCAAGACCAAGAACATTTAGGTTAGCTATACTACCAACTGATAACGCTTCTCCTCAAGTACATGTTAATCTAGGTAGCTTTTCAATAGGTGCAAATGAAGAAGGAGAACTTCAGTCAGCTGTTATTTCTGAATGGAACGTGCTTCAAGATTCAGGCATAGAAGGCATTAGCATCACACAGACGCCTGTGTACTCCGGTGGAGTTTTGGTATATGATCTTTTCGGCATATCAGTTGTTGCTAGTAATGAGCTTTTTGACATCAATATAGGTCCTACTGAAGTTTACTTAGTGCAAGGCACTACAATAGCTTTGTTTGCTCAATCAAACGAAGATGAAGGGGACAGTAGTGAGGCTGCCGATCAAATTACTATTACTAACACTAGTTTTAGAGTTTTAGAGGCGCCTGCAGCAACCTACACGCTACCTAATCAAAAAGGAGCTACATCTATAAAATCTATAAGAAACTACAGTTTAGGCGTTGTATATAGAGATAGGTTTGGCAGAGAGTCATCTGTTTTAACTGGTGACTACGAGGACTTGAATGTCCCTAAGTCAAACGCTGGGCTAGTTCAAAATATAATTACAGACGTCAGAAGCAATGCTCCGCGTTGGGCTAAGACCTACAAGTATTTTATAAAAGAAAATGCTATAAAGTTTCACAACATGGTTCTTGAATCAGCTTGGCTTGCTCCAGACACAGACTATGCTTACTTAGTTTTTAACTCGGTTGACAGAAATAAAATAAAAACTGGAGATTACTTAATTGGCAAAAAAAAGCACAACTCTAACGACGCTATAACTGCCTTAGAAGCTAAGTGGAGGGTTGTGTCTATAATAGGTGAAGTAGAAACTTCAACGTCAACAACGACTACAACGACAGGGGAAGTATCTACGTCAGCAGACGCTACAACGATAGAGGAAGCATCTACGTCAGCAGACACTACTAGTTATTTAATAGACTCTCAAGCTGTTCCTAGCGCTATACTAGCTTCTGACAACGATGCTGATGGTAAGTTTTTTGTTAAAGTAAACTATGACGATGCTTTTGTTAATTACATAGCAAATTTAAGCGGAGACGACGACTTTATAAGCTCTGAAGGTAGCAACAATGGAACTGTCTTTGAAACTGAGTCAAGCGATCCTTTAGACTTAGACTTGTATTACGAAATAAGCCCAGCCTATGCGGTAAAGTTAGACGTTGATAATGCTAAGACTCACATTAGAAAAACATCTAGCGTCTTTATAAATGCAGTTGCTGCAACTAACATTTTTAACAAAAGCAACAATAACAAGCCTACCGTGAGTAACGTTATTGGAGCTAAGACTAGCGGTCAACTTCAACTTGAATCTGGTTTTAGCGACGCATACTGCGAAATACAGTTGAGCTCCGCCGCTAATGAGGCTATTGTTAACAATGCGCTAGACCCTAAAAAGGTTCACTTTACTTGGCATGATGGAAGCGTTGTTACAGCTTACTTGGCTAAAGATGTCAATATAGGTGATATGTCTATATACGTAGATCAAAAAGTTCACTACAACGGGTCTTCAGATTACAGTTACTACTTACCCACTACGCTGGGCTGGTACAACTGCATATCTTTTGGCAATGGTGTTGAGTCTGACACGATTAGAGATGATTTCAACAACGTTGAGCTTCTTAAATACACTGCTAACGGCAAGGAGAGTGGATTTAAAGCTAATTTAGCTTCTATAGATTACGAAGAGTTTAACCAACCTAATGAAATAATATTTTCACAAATATACAACGACTCGGCTAGATCAAACAGGTTTAACGAGTTTTTAGCTGCTCAAAATATAATAAAACAAATAAACCCTGACTACGGTAGTATTCAAAAGCTGTTTTCAAGAGATAGCGATTTATTAACTTTATGCGAGAACAAGTGCTTACGAGTTCTTTCTAAAAAAGACGCTTTGTTTAATGCCGATGGTAAGCAACAGCTTTTAGCCACGGATAAAGTTTTAGGGCAAGCTATACCTTTTAGCGGCGATTATGGTATATCAAAAAATCCAGAGTCTTTCGCGGCAGACGAATATAGAGCTTATTTTACAGATAGAAAAAGAGGTGCTGTTTTAAGGCTTTCTAAAGACGGTTTAACTCCAATATCTAGTGTAGGTATGAGAGATTGGTTTAGCGATCACCTAATAAACTCTAAAGCGTTAATAGGTACGTTTGACAGCAATAAAGAAGAGTACAACTTAACTATACACGAGGTGACGGTTCCTAACCTTAAAAAACAAGTTTACACGTTGTCTTTCAACGAGACGATAGACGGTTGGTCTAGTTTTAAGTCTTTTATACCTGAATCAGGTTTTACAATTAACAACAGGTATTTTACTTTTAAAAGCGGTTATATATATCAACACCACTCTTCTTTAGCGGAAAGAAACAACTTTTACGGTAAACATGTAGAGTCTGATATAACCACAGTGTTCAACGATGAAGTTAGCTCTGTTAAGACATTCAGCTCTATAGCGTACGAAGGGACTCAAGCAAAAGTCTCTTATTCGTCAGCTATAGATGGAGAGTACTACAATTTAAAAGAAAAATACGGGTGGTACATAGATTCTATTAAGACAGACTTGCAAGAAGCTGAGGCGTCAGAGTTTAAAAGCAAAGAGGGCAAGTATTTTAGCAACATAAAAGGTATAGCTACAACCCACAAAAATTTCATAGACGGAGGAACTTTATCAACAAGCAATATCGACTCGTCTGAATTTTCAGTTCAAGGTTTAGAAAAGCTGTCATCTGGTGCAACCTTATATAGTGGTACAATGCCATCGGCAGGATATGATTTAATAGTAACAGTATCTGCAGACTTAGAGTCTGATACAGAATAATTTATAATTTATGCCAGTAGGTTTATTTACAACACAAGGTTTAACGATATACAACATAACAGAAGTTGGTGGCACTCAAACTGGAGCTTCTTCACAATTTATTATATCACCTAATGAAGGTAACATAATATTTTCTAATAGATTTACAGCTGACGCTCCAACGTCTGGAGACATTTACACGTCGGTTTCTTTTGTTGACACAGTAGGAGCTGGCGATCCTAGCAATGAAGTTTTAGTTACAATAGACTGGAATTCAACAACAACACTAACTGACGTAAACACTGCTGGCGGTAACTACATAATAAATTTAGGTATAACATACGACGACACTGTAGTTGTTAGCTTAGCTCAATCAACGGTTATAAACCTTGTTGTTCAAACAAATGGTAGCGCTAACTGGACGAACTCAACGTTAAATGTAACGCAACCTTCAGACTCTATAGCTAATTACGATCAAACAGGCGTAGATACCGTA